TCCTGAAACGGGCTGCGGATTTTCCCGGCGTCGATATCAGCCTCGGCGTCGTCGCCCCATTCTTCGGCGGCGCAGTCGTAGACCATATCCTGAAGGTCTTCGATATCGTCCCAATCGAACGCCATTTCCACCTTATAGGACGGTGTTCCCTCGCGGCCTTTTTCATCCACGTAGGTATCTTTTTCCCACAGCGAAGCGTTAATAAGACGCCCCTCGGGGGTTTCTGCTCGGTATGCTTCTTTAGCCATTTGGCCCTCTCTGGTTACGTTAAGTTTCGAGAATGCGTATAGTAAGAGCGCCCTCTTCTACGTCAAGCCTTTTTGCGGGGCTTGAACATCGATTTGACCTTCGGCCCTACGTCCGGCCTAGTGTCGTTTTCCTTCACCAGTTGCAGCCCGGTATCGGGCTTGAATGCGTACTTGGTGGTGAAGTCTTTACCCTTCGGGAGCTTGTCGATCTCCGCAGGGGATTTCAGTTTGGGTTCCGTTAAAGCCTTAGCGCCGAAGGCTTTCTCCATCGCCTTTTCCGCAGTCTTCTTCCAAGTGCGGTTTGCGCGAGCCTTACCGAGCTTCCAGCCGGGGACCGTATGCCCCGCTGAAGCACGGGCAAACCCTGTCTCACGCGCCGCCTTGCAAGCGACCTTGGCCACCAGTTCGAGTTCCAGCATCCTGCCGATCTGCTCGTTTGTAAGCTCCGCTGCGCCTTTTTTAGCTTTCGCCATAACGTCGATCCAATATTCCAGTTCATCCAAGTCTTCAGCGATCTGCGGGCACGCTCTGAAACGCGCCGGGCAGAACCGGCAGTGCTCCCCGCTCTTGGTCTCACGTGAGACCAGCGCGAGGTCCATGGCGGGTACAAGCTCCGCGTCGCACCATTCAACGAGGTCATCGACCGACATTTTCCATGACCGAATAGGCCCGTCGAAATGAAAGCCTCGCGGCTGAGCGATGTACAGCACTACATTGTCCACGCCGTCCCAGAGGTTGAGCGTTTCGAGGACCCCGATAGCGTAGTATTTCAACTGCGGGTTGTCCGTAGCTTCGACGACAATGCCTGCGCCGTGCTTGTAGTCCCACACATGCACCGTCCGGGCCTCTTCATCCCAGTGCGTAAAATCACTGGTGCCGTAGAAAAGCTCATGTATCTCCGGGCAGTGAAACTTACGCTCCACCCAAGAATTACCTTGGTGCCGCTCCGGGTGCGCCGCTTCGATAGCTGAAACGAATTCCTGCACTGCGTCAGACATATCCTTGTCCACGACAAATTCGTTAAATTCCTTATCCTTGGCGTCGGCATCGTTTACGATGGTTTGCCCAATGCGCTGCCAAGGAGCCTCTTTACTCTCCAGACATTCCGCCGCCAGTGCATGCGCCGCTGTGCCCAGCGCCGCAAATTCGCTTTCCGTATCCTGCACGCCCTCGCTTAGAGAAACCGAGCCGGGGCATACCATCCATCGATATGCCCCGCTCGCTCCAAGCGGAGAATGCGCCAGAAGTGCATCCCCGCTCACGCTTAGTCCTCCGCCGAAGTGGCGGCTTCAAGCTGGTCAAGGAACTCCTGCCGGACTCCATCTTCCAGTTCTTCGACACGGCCAACACCGAACTCCTCGATGAACTCCATGACGACTTCCGCCCCGAGAACTTCAGCGGCTTCCGACGCAGCCCGTGCAAGGTCCGCGTCCTTAATGGAAGCAGGCTCTTCGGCCTTCGCCTTGCCCCGGCGACCGCGCTTGGGCTTCTCTTCGGCTTCCGGCTCTTCGGTCTCCTCGACCTTGGACCGGCGACCGCGACCGCGCTTGGGTCCGGGTTCCGGCTCTTCTTCGGCCTCTTCAGCTTCAGTCTCCTCGACCTTGGACCGGCGACCGCGACGCCCGCGCTTGGGCTTCTCCTCCTCGGCAGCGTCTTCTGCTTCCGTCTGGTGGGCCTCTTCCATTTCTTCTTCCGTGGTCTCACGTGAGACCGGGCCGACCTGAGAAGCGAGCAACGCGATGATGCTCTCAATTTCTTCGTCGTTTTCAACGCTGATAGTGATACTCGTAATTTTTGGCATCTCATGCCCTCCGTTAATTAAGTGTTTAGTTTCAGTAGGTTAGCACGTTAATCGCGCACGTCAAGAGTTTCATGGATAGCCACATCTTTGCTTATGACCGATCCTAAGACCCTCTCATCCGTAGAGTCGGGGACAACGAGCATGTGGCCTATAACCCTGTCGCCCTTCGCCCCGAGCCTATGAATTCTGTCAAGTAGTTGGTCGTTCTTGCCCGGCACCCAGTACGGCTCCGGCAGTATTACGTGGGCGGCGGCAGTCAACGTCCACCCCTCGCCCAGTGGAAGCATTTGCCCCAGAATGAATGTGATATCCGGGTCGTTCTGGAAGTCGTCAACCGCTTGCTGCTTGGCCTTGGACGAGGTGCCGCCGTCCATGTAGACCAGCCCGTGATGCTTTAGGTTCTCGCGCAAGTAGTCCAGCACTGAATGGTGCCATGCCCCTATCACGATCTTGTCTACGCCCTCGCGTATAAGTTCCTCAACGTATTCCACCATCGCCGGGGCTTTCGCCTCACCCAAAAGCCTGCGAGCGGTGCTTATCTCACCGTCGATAGGAATGGTCGTATCAAATTTCTCGCCCTCCATCTCGTAGAGCTTCTCCACCTTGCGCCACCCCGGATGATTAAGCGCCTTCTTCATGCCCGGAGTAATGGACAGCGGGTGCATGTGCCACTGCCGCTTGGGAAGTTCTTTTAGCACGTGCTCTTTCAAGCGCCGCACCATAACCCGGCTGCGCAGCCGGTGCCGTAGGTCTTCGAGGTTCCTCGGCACGTTGCGCACTTCGTCGGACCAGTGAGGGCCGTACTTCCATACCGGATCGCCTCGCTCGTCTTCGGTGAGGTACTTGCTCGTAATAAAGCCCTCGCCGCGCTCGTAGTAGAACTCCCTGAACTCCTCCACGCTGCACTGGTTGATGGTCTCCCAATCAAGCAGCCGAATAGCGTTGTAGCATTCAATGGGCTGGTTGGGCAGGATCGTCCCGCTCGCCATAGTTACCCGGCCACAGACAGAGTGCAGCCCGTCCTCCGCGCAGATAGCTTGCGTTCGGTTGTTGCCCTTGGGGTCCTTCAGGTAATGGGCCTCGTCCAATATCAGGTTATCCCACCGCATATCCAGAAGCGCCCATAGAATGTCTTTGTTCCGCAGCATGTCGTAAGAAGTGATGACGTAGTGCGCCTGCGGGCTTACTCCGTCGCTGGCTTTCAGGATTGGGTAGGTGCGCACGTTCTCCTGCATCGACCAGTGCCAGATTTCCCGCTCCCAGTTCAGCCGTAAACTCGCCGGGCAGATAACGAGGGTACGCTTGGCCTCGATTGCGTTGCTGACTAAGATGCATTCTGCCGTCTTGCCCAGCCCCGGAGCGTCACCAAAGAGCGCGTTGTCTCTGCCTAGGTGGTACTCCACCCCGGCTAGCTGGTACTGCCTAGGCTCTAGCCCTGTGGGAGCTGGAGCATGATAGAATTTAGGCCGAGTAGCCCAACTGGCGTCGATTGCGTAACTGCTCATTTCTCTCCCGCCTTTGCCTCAAGCGCTTCGATGCGGTCCAGCAGATGAAGGATGGCTTCATTCACTGTTCGCTCCCGCTCATGCCCTCCAGCACCTTCGCAAATATAGCATTCTATCCACTGTTCTTTGCGGCGCGGGGTAAAGCCTCTAAGGACGGGACTGGCCATGGTCTTGTGCTTAACGAGTTTGCTGCCGCCCCCGTCGCATTCGCTACATTTTTCGAAGACGCAGAGCCTTCCGTCGAAATCGTCAAACATCGGATTTGCCCTCCGTTGTGGTCTCACGTGAGACCTTTAAAAAAAAGTGCCGGTCGCGACTTGTCAAAGGTCCACCGGCTCTGAGGGGCAGGAAAGGAATTAACCGCCTTCAGGGATCGAGCGAGGTAGTTAGTCGTCCAGCCTCGCGGCCTTGATCTTCTTACCGAGAAGGACGATCTCCGCCCCGGTGGAAGCCGCCGCGTGACCCAGAAACGCCATCTTTTCCTTCGGAGAGAGGTCTTCGAAGGAGTCCACGGCGCGGTCCAGTTTCGGCGTGTCGGCGGGGATGATTTCGACGCCCCGATTTTTCGCCTGAGCTTTCATGATGCGCAACGCTTCATCGTCGGAAAGCGAGGACATCATCTTCGCCGGAGAAAGCTGGGCCGGAGCCTTGCTGCCTTCGGACTTCTTCTTGTCGCGGTTCTTCTGGTTGTCCGACTTGTTCCGGGTGCGCATGTCTTCGAGCGCCTGAGCCGGGTTATCGGACTGACCAATCGTCGCCAGTTTGCGGACGGTTTCGTAAGCCTGTTCGACGTGTTCGGTGCACCATTCCTTGAAGTTCACCTTTTCATCGACGCAGAAATCCTTGGCGTCGCCCAGACGGATCGCAGCAGCAAGACGATGATCGTCGGCCTGACTGTCGGCCTTCGCCGCTTTTTCGAGCCGGACGTTGATTTCCTTCGCCATCGGATTGAGCTTATTGTCAACCAGCTCGATCTTCGCGGCCTTTTTGACGGCGACCGCTTCGGCGCGGGCCTTCTGCATCTTGGCCATGTTGGCTTTCTTCTGGGCCTCGGTAAGAGGCTTCGCTTTGGCTTTCGCCTTGGTCTTCGTTTTCGTCGGCATCTTATGCCCTCCGGTTTGTGTTTGCTTCGCGCTCATCATTGAACGATTAGGAGAATACGCTTTTTACTACGCTAGTCAATACCCCTTGGTCTCACGTGAGACCTAGGTGACGGGCGGCATGAACCGCCAGACTTCTTTATCCGCGTCCCAGAACTTACCCGACTCCGTACCCTCGGGATTTGGCCGCAGATTATTTAAATAATTTTTGGTTATGGTTTGCGCCGCCATTCCAAGAGTGCGCCCGTCTTCGTCCTTATGGGCCTCCATTAACGTAGCTAGCCTGTTCTGCTTTAGCTCCTCGCGAGGGCGAGACTTCAACACCTCTAGGCATACCTTATCCACCACTGACAGCGCGGCCTTGGCGTTCTTGTGCTTGCGCTCGTCGGTGGTAGTCTTCGCCTCGTCCGGCACGTCTTCTCTATCCGTCGAGGCCATAACTAGACTGGTCTCATCCAGCCCTATCTGGATCGTCTTAGCCTCCGCCCATCTTGATTTACCCCACTCCTCGGCGTCTTTCTGCTTGAGCATGTCCAGTTTTACAAAGCTTTCTTTAGCCTCTAGCGAGATTATAACATCCGGGTCGGCCTCAAACACTGAGGAACCCCTAGGCCCCGATCCGCCGTCCTTCGATACATGGTGAAGCCCCAGCACACTAGCGCCAAGCCGCCGCTGGAACATCTCAACCAATGCGGTAAACCCGCTGGCGTGTTCCTGCGTGTTCTCATTCAACCCCTGCATTGCACGGCCCACCGTATCAAGCACGATAAGCGGATATTTTTCATATCGATCCAGCAGCATATCTATGAGCGCGTCCACTTCTTCGCCCCCGTCTGACACTCGCGCCACGGGGTCAATCAATAGCACGTCTTTAACCTTGCGCCCGCCGTAGTGAAATTGCTCCCACGCTTTGATGCGTTGGCGAAAGCCGCCCCGCCCTTCACCGATCATAAAAATAACCGGCCCGGTAACTTCCCCCGGCTCAAAGAAGCCGCGCCAAGGCTCCCATGGGTGCCCTCCCGTGGCCACAGTCAGGGCCGCGTCTATCGCCAAGAACGTCTTCTTCGACCCCGGAGGCCCCACGATTAAGCCATAGCTCTCTTCAGGCAGGAAACCGGGCAGCAGCCACTTGGGCGCTTGGATAGCTTCCATCCCGTCGCGGTCCACTATTCGGAACCGGCCAACTTTAACTTCTGTGCCTTCCCCCATCTCTTTGACGGAGGGCTTGAAGTGCAGCGCTATTTTAGCGACCTGATAAGCGGGAGTGACATTCCCCGGTGGCGAAGTGTTGTACTCGTAACCGTTAGCTACCTTCGCCGCGAGATCGTCATAATCCCACGGCGGCAGACAGCGTTCATTCCAGTGTTCCCATAGCACTTCCAGCGCGGTCTCAGGCGATAGCCCGTGCGATTTCATCATAGCGGCAGCGGCGTAGGTTTTGTTGTCCCCTCCCCGGCCTTCTACAGCTAGGTCCGCTTCTTCTTTGAGCCACTTAATCGCCAGTGCTACGTTTTGGTCTAGGTCTGGCGCTATTAGCCACTCGTCGCGTTTCTCGTCCTTATCTCTGTTACCTGCGCGGGCTAAGTCTGCGAGGGTCTGGGGGCGAAAAGCGGGCTTGCCCTCTTTCTCCCATTTGTATGATCCGTCTACCGTGGCGCTGGGGGGCAGAAGCACGTACCCGTGGAAGCACCTGATATCGATATGTTCGGAGACTTTGCTGGATGAGTTTGCGATAGGTTTGTCATTTGCGCTTAGCTGGTAGAACTCATGCACTCCGCCTCTAGGCGTCCGCGTGAGAAGCCCGGTGGAGGGTAAGTCCTCTCCCATTTCATCTTGTAGCTTCTCCCTGTCTGAGCCGGGGTCATAGTCCACGACCATAAACCCAGCATCCCAGCAGTGCATAGCTATGTTCGCTCCGGGCCAGCGCTCCCACCATCGGCGTATCTGGTCTTGGTCCGTGGTTGCGCTTACCACTCCGCCCTTTACGTAGGGTTCTTTATTAGCTCTACAAGGAAAGACAGGCCATCCTTGCTCTGCATACTTTAGCGCAGCTTCTAACATATTAGATTTCACTTGGAGTCCCTCGGGAATTACAGTGTGTATACTACGGCGCTACTGCGAAGAGTCATCTGATTACTTTAGAGCAGCCCTCGCAGAGCCTATTACCAATCCACGAAGACTTGAAGTCGTTTTGGCACCTCAAGCACCTCCGCACCTCGTACTCCCCATTCCTCGCGCCCCGGTGGCCCATAACCCCCCTCGGGCCTCGCCTGAGCTTGGCCGGGGCTTCCACCGGGAGGCCGTCATAGCTCCGCGCCTTCATCTTCATGTCCCCTAACCCGTTAAACCCGCCCCGGTGGGATAAGCCTATGACAGTGTTCGCGCTGACACCGAAATTTTCTGCCATCTCTTTGCCCGTCGCACCGGGATTCTTCGCCAGATACGCCAGCATATCGCCGTAAGTAGGATTGCCTGCGCGCATTGCAGGAACTTCTATCATCATCATTTGTCCTCCTCCTCGGTCTCACGTGAGACCTCTTCATCCTCGTACTCAATCGGGAGCGCTGCGGCCATCTCATCGCACCACTTTTGCATATCATCGATAGCTTCCCCGATTTTTCCTCGCGTGTATTTCTTGCCGGTGTGCTCTCCCGCCGCCGCGAGCAAGTTTTTCAGGGGGTGCTTGTTCAGGCGCATCCCCATTCGCCACCCCTTGAGCGACTGCTTCACTACCAGCGCTCGGTACAGGCGCACGCCGCCTTTCCCTACGAACGAAGGCCCGCCTTGGTGGTGCACCGTCACGTAACTGTCATCTCCCTTAGCCATGCCTTGCTCTCCCTTAGCCATGCCTTGCTCTCCCTGATTGGAGGTGGTCCACACTGCGCCGCTTCCCTTCCAGCGCCCTGCAATAGTCGCAGTTGCTCTCAGCATGGCATCTGTGATTGCTTTCCTGCTGGTGCTTGCGGCACAGGCTTAGATGGTGCTGGCGCTCCCGCCACTCGGCGGCTTCTCTATCCCGCCTCTCCTCATCGAACTGCTTCTGGATTTCGTCGCTGTACTTGTACGCGAAGCGCACCTTGGCTATGAGTTTCCCTATCATGCCAGTTCCCCCTTGTTTGCCGCCGCGCACAATAAAGCAACGTCCTCCAGCGTGTCGAAAGGCGCGTTATCGTAGTTGATTGCCTCCCCCGGCGCGTAGCCTGTAACGGACCAGCGGTGTAGACTGCCGCTCTGCTGGAGCACCGCTATAGGGCGGATGTAGTCATCGGTAGCCAACAAAGCATCTGCTAAGCCTCCGTTGTTCACCCAAAATTGCACCTCCGGGTCGCACAGGTCCCACGCTTGAGTATTGAAATACAATCGCCGGGGCGCTTCGCTGGTCTCACGTGAGACCTTTTTTCCCGTCCCTGCTTCAGGGTCTTGCCAGCTACGGGGGCCTTTATTCCCCGTCGGCCTCCCCCTGTCGTCCTTGCGGGCAAGCCAGCACTCATCAAGGACATTATCCCAATGCAAGAGCGCCCATTCTTCGTTTGCCGCCATGTAATCGTTGGCCTTGTCAGTCCCCGTTACAACGCGGCAGGAAACACTTTTCCGAACGTCGCGAAAAGTCCTTCTTGGTACATCATATCAGCCTCCGTCATATGCGAGGTCATCAAGCAGGGCGTCGCACGCCTCCGAAGACGATAGCTCGATGGTGAAAAGAAATTTTGCACCCTGCAAGCACTCGATTATTCGGGGGCTTGTGTGGAGGTAGGTGCGGCGGACTGCCGTCACCTTTCTGGGGTATGTGTCGGGAGGCATTAGTACCACTCGTGCGTTGAGCGTCCGAGAGCTTGATCTCATGCGGCCAGTTAAAGTCAGCCAGTTTTTCGTGCCATGCGCTAAGCTCGTCCGGCCCTATCGTCTTGCGCCACCCCAGAGAAAATCTTCCGGTGCGTTTGTAGTAAATAAAGTTGCCGGTTTTGATCCCCTGATCCATAAGCCACAGAAACCCGTCGTGCTTTATCTGCGCATTTTTCAGCGACCCCGCCAACTCTTCCGCGAGCTTCTCCCGCTCCTTGGCAATCCGCTCCTTGTCCCGATCGGTCAGCCCATATACCTGCGCTTCGACATAGCGGGGCTTCAGGTACGCAAGCTCGGCCAGTGTTAGCGGTTTGTGCTTCGATGTATCATCAACCGCCTTCAGTCGCATCAAGGGGAAATTTTTCTCTTCGAGATACTCAGAGCCTAAGCACTTGTCGCAGAAAACCATCCCGTTTGCCGCTGGCTGCATCTCGCCGCAATAACCGCACTTGTTTGTGCTCCGGCGTATCTCGCGCATTTCGCTGGTGATCTCCAGATAATGCCCCCGAACTATGTCCTTATTTGGGTAGCGCATTATCCGCCAATCGAACACGCGTGCCCGGTCGGCATTCCACTGATTATCTGTTAGCCAATGATCGTCCAATTCAACAGGGAAAGTGCCTTGGGTGTAGGCCCCCCCGCCCCATGAGTCCATGCACTTGCCCCGGCCCGGCGTCATCTTCAGTTGCGCCTGAAGGGCGTCCCATTCCTCCTTGTGGCCCTCTTTGCTCAAGTCGAAATTGTAGTGCGTGATCCGCGTTAGAATGCCCATCGTCTTTTTCCTTTTCTGGTCTCACGTGAGACCGTTTTATAGTCTACCTTGGTCCCGCCTTCGTCGAAGGTGATCCCGTCCATCTCCATTGACTCGTCTATCGCCTCGTCCGAGTTCAGATAGTCATATTCCTTTTCGAGATTTGAGTATATCCAATCCGCGAAGTCACGCAAGCCTTGCCTAACCTCCTCCTCATCATTTTCGGAGAGTGCGTTTTCCGCCCGGTAAACGCTGACTGACATGCAGCCGGAATGGTAATAGTGGCCCTGCTGCGCAGTGTTAGCGTTTAACTGATAGAAGTTCCGCCGCTGGACTTCCGCGAGGCCGGCCACAATCTTGTGCAGCCTCTCATCGCCGGGCGCGTGAGTCATCACCTTTGCGAGACAGCCCGCCTTATATTGGTAACTCCCCTCGAAGCAAGCGCCGTCGCCCTGCGAGCTAAAGCCGGAAAAGTATACCACTGGGTCCCACCTTGCGCCGCCCCCCAGAAGCAGCGCTCGCTTCTTGCGGATATCCAGCCCGAACAGTTCCGCGACGTCTGCCGCGTCCTCGCATACTATATCCCACCATTCGTATTCAAGATTTCCCTCCCTGTACCGTTCGCGGGCTTTCTCTTTTGCCTCGTCGGATAATTCGCTGAAGCTATAGAGGATTTTCGTTTCCGTTGTTACTCGCACTTCCATAACAATTCCTTTTCTGGTCTCACGTGAGACCGATTAGCGGTTGAGTTCTTTACTTTTCGGCCTTCGCGCAGAGCTGCATGGCACGCGTCGCATGAGCCGTTGGTCTTACCAGACTGCTTAGGCTCTATAGGCGCGTTGCAGCCTAGGCACTCTCCCATAGCAATCCCTACCATCAGTAGGACTTCCCGGCGTGGTCGCAAGCTCGCACTACGCGATGCAAAAGATTGCCCATCTTTATCAGCGCCTCGTCCGGCGCTCGCTTGAGCATGTCCGCTGAAGATTCCGAGGCATCAGGCCCGCCCTCGCTGATACGGATAGGCAGATAAGCGCCCGCCTTCAACGCCCATAACTCAGGCCGCACTTGCTCTTCAGTGCGCCAGAATTGAGCGGTAAAAAAGTCTTCTGCGCCATCGTAGACGATGTGAAATAAGCGTTGCTCGGTCATATCATTTTTCCTTCTCCAAGTGACAGCTGAATAGTAGCGGATTGCTCATGCTAGTCAAGCATCCCGCTACTATACGCTTTTCACTCAGGAATGACAGTAACCATCATTTTCAATGGCCAACCACATTCCCGACCACGGCACTGCGATTGCTGAATCATCGCCAATCATCGTTGTTATGGTCTGGCAAAAATCAGGGAAGGGCATTCCTTGATCCTCCCGTTTCCATTTCAGAGCAAGCGATTTAAATTGCGCTTCGTTTACCGGCACCTTAGCGGCGGCACGCCCTGAAGGGTTCCATTCATCCCAAAAGTATTTTTCCAGCTTTACCGCGCTCGCCCCCGCCTCCCCGTGATCGTCGATAAAGTCATGGTAAAATTCCGAGGGGACAATATCATAGACGCAGGATGAAAGCCGGTTGAGCCTGTTGCGGGCCGTGTCGTACTGCTTCAAGTAGGACTTGAAGCAAGCCATCTTCAGCGAAGCGTCGTGCATCAGAGGCATAAGCGCCGCGAGTATTTCAAATCTATTCATAACGATTTCCTTTTCTGGTCTCACGTGAGACCGATTAGCGGTTGAGTTCTTTTATCGCGCCCTCTGCGAAAGCGCGTTTCTTTGCCTCGCGTTCGTTCTCGCTATTTGATCCGCTGGCGAACGCCGAGGCGGCGAGCCTGATAGCGCCGTTGCCGGTAGCGTAGGTCTCTCCCGCCCATTTACTGCCCGCCTGTTGCCAAGTGTCCCACGCCGAACCGGAGACGCAAGCCGTGGTAGAAGGATCATACCACTCATGCGCATTATCCAGCGTGATATAGAAGCAATTCTTCAACCCGTGTTTTACCGGCAGTTGGAACCGCTCAGGGTCGCGCTTCCACAGTTTGAGCTTGCCATTAACGCGGCAGCGCAGGGGCGTGTTGTCGGCGTTCCTTCGCACCTTATGGTGCAAGATGTCGCCGTGCCTCAACCTTTTGATCTCGAACAATTCCATAACGATTTCCTTTTCTGGTCTCACGTGAGACCGTTAGACGTTAAAGGTAATGACGCAGGCGGAAATGGCCAGTGACAATGAAAGCGCCGCCCAGTAGGGGCAACCCTTGTCAGACAGAATAGCCGCCAGCCCAATAAACACCACTATTGATAGCCCTTGAATGATCTCGATACCCATGGGCTAGCCCCGGATCGAAGTATTAAGATAGCTGGCGCGCTCGGAGGCGATTTCATACAAGCTATAGCCCCACTCGCCCTTCTTACCGGCGAGCTGGCGCAGCTTGGTATGAACCTTACCCTCTGCCTCATCCATACTCTCAACCGTGATATGCCGACTATGAAGCCTGCCCCCCGATAAGCTGTATATAACTATGAATCTCATAACAAGCCCTTTCTGGTCTGGTCTCACGTGAGACCGGGGGCAAATGAAATGCCCCCGGCAATTTCACATCATGAACAGAAGTTCTTGCGCACCGTATACGGCAGAATGCCCGCACTCATCACAACGGTAGCGCCTCGCATCCGGCTCGCACTGGTCATGCTCCGCGCCGCACGAGATGCAAAAGCCGGGGTTCTCCGTACCAAACATTTCAGATTCCGCCGCCGCCATAACAACGTCCGGGGTAATCGAAGGATGTATATCAACCATAAAACAATTCCTTTTCTAAGTGACAGACTAACAAGCTAACAAGTGAATACTAGCATAACCGTTAGACCAATCAAGCCCTTTATTTAATGCTAGTTTGGTCTCACGTGAGACCACAAAGTCGTACCATAAGTCATACCATGGAGTTTTTTCTGGGCCATTTAGCAGGTTAGCGGATTAGCTCGCGGCGCGGTTGATGGTATGACTTATGGTATGACTTTATGGTATGATTAAATGGCTGTTTTCTGCCGTTTTTCGCTTGTCATACCTATTTGATGGTACGATTCATGGTACAAGCTGGGCTAGTGGTGTTAATGGTGGTATCCGGGGGGTATAGTATAGAAGATACTACCCCCGGTCCTACCATAAACGCCTCGGTTTGTTTTGAGATGTTTTTATGCGTTATCGTATCCAGTAAATTTATTAAATATCTTTTCTATTCGGCGGATTAGCTTTGATTGTTTTTCTCTGGCCGGTTCTAAGCTGGGGCTTAGCTGCTCGGGGGGTTTCTTTAAGTATTTCTGAGCAGGCGTTAGTCTAGCGTTTAGCTTCATTCGTTCAGGCTTTCCCTTGTGTGTATAGGCGCACGCAATTTTCAGCTATTGATTACCCCGGTCAATATGTTATTATCTTTGTGTCGGTCGGGTCTCACGTGAGACCCTGACCAGAACCAAAAGGAAATTAAGATTATGTATTATGTAAATGTCTACGATACAGACGATTGTTATGGTGGCAGTGAAGAAGGCGGATGGTGGTATCAGTCGGGCGAGTTTATCAGTTGCCCCGCCTCATTCGATAGCAAGGCAGCCGCTTGTTTTGCCCGTGATCGTATTGAGGCGTGCCATGTTGAGGCAGGCGCGGAAAAGGATAGAGCGTATAAGATGGGCAAAGGAACCCATGATGGGGCAGACGCCAGCGGCGTGTCTGATGATGCTTATCTGATACCGGGCGGTTCGTGGGGGTATGGTAAAATGAATTTCACGGTTCAAGACCATCCGGGCGAAAGCTATCCGAAAGAGCGCCCCCGGTATGAATAGGGGCGGGTATTACGTGAGACCATGAAATAGGTTATTGCGTTCTTAATCTAAGAGGCGTACAAGATTACCAGCGGCGCAGCTAACCTGCCCCGTGTCACTCGAAAAGGAAATTACCAGATGGATACTTCCACAAAGAAAGCCCCCGCCAAGAAAGCCCCGGCCAAGCGTCGCAACGCCGCCAACGTAAACCCGAAAGGCAGCGAAACGCAGACACGTAAAAAGCTCGCCCCTATCGGTAAGGAAATCGACGCCAAGCTTGAACTGGCCAAAAAGGCAGACGGCAAAGCCTTCGACTATCGGTTAAGCGCGGCGATCCGTGCCGCCGAAGCAAAGGAGCTTTGCAAGGGCGCGAAAATCAATTTCGAAGCGTGGGTTAAGGAGAACGTGACGCAGGCGTTTGAGACCGTGCGCAAACTGGCGACGATTGGCGCGAGCAAAGACCCGGCACAAGCCCTTGAAGACTTTCGGTCCCGCAATGCGGCGTACAATAAGAAAGCACGCGACGCCAAGGCGGAAAGCGTCGCCAGCGGCGGCGGCAGCGGCGAACCCCAATCGGCAGGCGCGATTGCCGGGCCGGTGCGTGATGCGACGGATACGCCGTTCGAGGCGGCGCGCAAAGCACTGGCCAAGATGAAAGATGATGAGAGGCTCAACTTTCTGCGCAGCATGGCGGATGGGCTTGGAATGGCCGTTGTCCCTAAAGACCATCAGACGGCAGCAAAGGCAGCGCACGCCACAACGGCGGCAGACCAGTTCGAGGCCGCCTACACTCGCATGGGCGCGGTTCAGCGCACGCGGTCTCTCGAATGGGCGGCGAATCTCTCAGGGGCGGCGCTGAAATTCCCCAGATCGATTGTTGAGGATATCGACCCGCTGGAAATTCCCGCGATCCTCCAGCGCACGCCCCCGGCCAAGAAGGGCGAGGCAAAGAAAGCCCCGGCCAAGCGTCGCACGTTGAGGGAAATCAAGGCAGCGGCGAGCGCCTAACGCGCCCCCCGGTCTCACGTGAGACCATAGCCCCCGCTGGCATACGCTGGCGGGGGCTTCTTAATGGGCGCTTGCGTATATCTCCCGTTGCGCGTATAAAGTGACTACGGCATAACGCCGGGGGGCAGCGCTCGCCCCCGTCATAGAAGCAAAGGAAAAGACCCATGAAGACCCAGTTCGAGACGGCAGCGACGATACTGGACCTGATGTATGACGCTAACCTGTCTGATAGCGATCAGGCGGCAGCATGGCAAACGCCGGATATGTGTAACCAGTGCGGGGGCTTGTATGGTGCCCTGTGGAACGCCTTGAACAAGGTACTGCCGGAGGGCTTCCACGAATACCTTCAAGGCGGCGACTATTTATACGGCGCTGAAGAGCTTGAAGCCCTGTATTCTCAGTATGTTCAAGGAAGCCATGAAGAGCGCCTTGAAGCGCTGGGGGTTCGTGAAGTGGCACTGCGCGATGTGAAGCGGGGCGAGCTAGTGCGGCGCAAGCCTGATAGCCTTACAACCTTTGAACGCGGGGCATATGATAGCGGAACCAATTGCTACTCCCTGATAGACTGGGCGGACATGAACCGCGAAATATTCGTGAAGGCACACATGACCGTTTATGTCGGGTTCACTTTCTAGTCACAAGCAAAGGAACAGAGTAATGGCAAATCTTACTTACTGGTTTTCAGAATGCCCCGACGATAGCACTGCATATAGTGTGCGGGAGAAGACAAAGCGGGAGGCGTTGAAAGTCATAGACGAATGCGGGGGGCGCGAACGCTGGCCAGCGCCCCGGAAAGTGACAATGGAGTATCGAGACGGGTTCGATCTCATGAGGGAGTGTACCGGAGAGGGCCGGTTATTCTGGGAGACGTAAAAGCCCCAGCCCCAGCCCAGCCCCAGCCCCGCCCCTGAAGCCCCGCCAGCCCCCACTGGCGGGGCTTTTCTATGCCTCTCAGGTGCGCTAGGGCGAGGCGTGAGGGTCTATTGTGGGTTATTGTGGGCGAGTGTGCCTTGTGGGGGCTAAGGCTTCTCACGCGGCCTCTGGGGCAATCTGTGACGCCTATCGCTCAGCGCTCTCCAGCCCCCGGCCCTGCCCCAGCGCCCCCGGTCTCACGTGAGACCAGCGCCCAGCGCACGCCAGCCCCAGCGCCCAGCGCACGCCAGCCCCAGCGCCTCCGGTCTCACGTGAGACCAGCCCCGGCCCTGCCCCGGTAATCGCCGCAAACCCTCAAATCATAGGCCCTCAATCGCACTACAAGCGGCGCACGTGCGATAGGGCATAGCCCATGTGTGATCTATCATTGTTGGCCATACCTGCGCATCTGGATCGTAGGCTAAACGCACAAGTCAGCGGTAGTCGCGGCTCGCCTGTGTACCCAGCGCACAGGTGGATATCGTTAGGTAGGCGAGCTATCGGTCGGGGCGGCGGCGGTTCGGGGGCACCCCCACCCCTGTTCCGTGGCTGACTCCTAGGAGTCCGAAGCCTTTTTCAGCCCCCTTGACACATTACAATAGACCCCCTACCCTACCCCAGCTATCAACAGAAAAATTTTAGAAAGGTACGGAGAAAATGGAACATAAATCTGATTTTGAGACCGCCGAAGTTCGCGCAATCATCTCGGGCTACGCCATTACCATCGCAATGTTTATTATGGGGTTGCTTCTGCTGCCCACGGGAGACAAGGGCGCGGCCATGGTCCTCATCGTCTGCTCTTTCGCTGCGTGGGGCTTCGCATACGCGGGCGAAACGCTCGTCGGCATCATCGCGCTCGGGCACAGCGGCACCGCCTTGAAGGACTTGTGGACCGGGAGCTTCTGCGCTTACATTGTCTCTACGTGTATTGGCCTCGGTCAGGTCGCGACGCTGTTCTGGCGTCTTATTTAGCGAGGTCTCACGTGAGACCACTCAATAGACGGCGGAATTCCGCCATAGTTGACTAGCTCTGGCGATCCGGCCTATTGTAGTCCTCGCTGGACCGCGCCGCTGGATCGCTGGAGGGAGGAGTGCCCTCCTCTCCCTCGGGGGTTGGGCTGGCTGCTAACAGTACGGGGGGAGAGCAGATTCATCTCCTGCTCTCTCCCCACCTAACAGGAGAATATTGATATGGGTAACAAGAACTTGAAAAAGAAGGCCATGACGAAGGCCAAAGCTCGCGGGATCAAGACCCCCACGGTGCCCACCGACCAACAAATGACCGCGATTGATTTCCTGTTCGGGATATCCAATTTTAACAAGACAGATGCGCAACGGCGCGCAGGGTACAGGAATCCCAACAAATACCATAATATGTGGAAGCTCCCTCATGTATCGGCAGAGGTGGAGCGCCGCCATCAAGTATTGGCCAAGAAATACGATGTGAACTATGAGAAGACGCTTCTTGAGATCGCAAAGATTGCGTACTCGAACCCGGCTGACCTCATGGAGATCGATGATGACGGGAACCTGTTCTTCGATTTTCGGAAGGCAGATGCAGCGACCTTGGGCACCATTGGCGAGGTGACTGTAGAGACCCGGCGTGAGGATAGCGGTGAAGTTGATCCCAATACCGGGCGCAAAATCCTCGTTGATGTGCGGCGGGTGAAGGTGAAGCCGTATAATAAGCAGGCTGCTCTGGATGCTCTTATGAAGCACGCGGGCATGTCGAAGGAGAAGATCACGGTAGAGGGTACTGTGAATCTGGTTGATCGTATCAGGGGTGCGCGTCGGCGTACCGGAAAGGCTGAAGATGAAGCTGATTAAATTGAACACGTGCTATTCCAGCGATGCGTCGCAGACCGAGACGGTGTATGTGAACTCCGAGCGCATAGAGTCCGTTATGAACCATTACTTCTCGGGGGTGAACCAAAAAGGGTCGGTGGTGCATATGGAGGGCGGGGCGCGCTACCACTTGCTCATGCTTGCGGAGGATACGGTGCATATGCTGCATAGGGCTATGGGGCACACCGGATGAGTATCGCCACGGTCTCACGCGAGACCAGATCAGCGGATGATGAACTCGCCGAGCTTATGGGTGAGTTCTTTTTTGATCCGTTGGGGTACGTCATGGCGGCGTTCCCGTGGGATGAAGATAGCACGCTTCAGGTAGTCCCGCTACCGGAGAAGTACCACGCCCGCTTCCCCGGCTGCGTCTGGGGACCTGATGAGTGGGCCTGCGAGTTCCTCGATGAGTGGGGCGAAGAGATCAAGGCTCGGAACTTCAATGGGCGCGAGCCTGTCGATCCTATCCGCTTCAGCACTGTCTCAGGGCATGAGATCGGAAAGACCACGCTGGTTGCGTGGATTATCAAGTTTATCATGGATACCCGCCCGATGTCGAAAGGGTCCGTCACCGCCGTTACTGATGAACAGCTACGGACGAAGACGTGGGCGGAACTGGGCAAGTGGCACTACCTGTCCCTCACTGAGCATTGGTTCGATTACTCTGTTGGCCGAGGCTCCATGTCGCTGTCGCACAAAAACCCCAAGTACAAAGGATCATGGCGCTGCGATGCAAGAACCTGCCGAGAAGAAAAATCTGAAGCCTTCGCCGGACAGCACGCGCCGTCCGCAACCTCCTTTTATGTGTTCGATGAAGCAAGTGGTATCGGCAATAAAATCTTCGAAGTTAGAGAAGGCGGGCTTACTTCAGGCGAGCCTATGGTTTTCGATTTCGGAAACGGCACTAGGAATTCTGGGGCGTTCTATGAAAACTGTGAAGGGCGGCGCTCCGCCCGCTACATAGTCCGAAGCATTGATAGCCGCGATGTCTTCATAACGAACAAGCGCAAGATCGAGCAGGACAGAGAGGATTACGGCGAGGACTCCGACTTCTTCAGAACTCGCTGGCGCGGACTGTTCCCTGATGCTGGCCTCACCCAGTTCATCTCTACTGAGTCGGTCGAAGCCGCGATCAATCGTACCCTGTCGGGCGACGCTACCTACGCGGTCGTGCTGGGCGTTGACGTTGCCCGCTTCGGGGATGACGCCAGCGTGATATACCCGCGCATGGGCGACGATGCCCGTTCCTTCCCGCCGAAGAAGTTCAACGGCCTCGACACGGTGCAGCTTGTCGAGAAGGTATGTGAGGAGTTCAATTTCTTCATATCGATAGGCAAGCGCCCTGCCATGATATTTGTGGATGAGACCGGGCTGGGGGCTGGCGTGGTCGATCAGTTGAGGCACCTTAGCTACCCGGTGACGGGCATAAACTTCGGCAGTCGCCCCGGCTCGGACAAGTACAGGTTCCGGGTGGATGAGATGTGGGGCAGGATCAGGGAGAACATAGGCCGATTGTGCCTTCCCTCTCGGGAAACGGACGTTGGAGAGAGCCTTTATGAGGACTTGACGCAGCGTGAGTACGGCTTTACTATCGCGGGCGAGAAGATTAACCTTGAAAGTAAGCCTGATATGAAGAAGCGCGGGCTTCGGTCCCCTGACATCGCTGATGCGCTGGCTCTGACGTATGCTTCAGAGATCGTAGAAGTTGATTTCTCGGCCATGCCCGCCCAGCCTGCGGAGTCTCACGACTACGACCCCCACGCTGATCTTTAATTTAATTCTAGCAGAGAAGGATACCTAATATGTGCATGGGTGGCGGCGGAAGACCAGCAGCACCGGCTTTACCTCCTCCGGTCCCTGAGCCGGTTGACAAGAGCAATGCGGAGACTGCGAAGAAGGTTGCGGACGCTCGCAAGAGGGAGCGCTCACTTCTGGCGGGTAGCTCGCTGAGAGCGGCCACGTTGGGGACCACGGCGCTCGGACTTTCGGACACCGCGCCCACGGCCCTCAAAACCGCTCTCGGAGCCTAGCCCGGTCTCACGTGAGACCAAGGAGTAAGAATGGCCGAAGTCACCCCGCGCAAATCTGTAGAGAAGCATGTCGCTGCGATGCGGAGCGAGCAATCTTCTTTTATATCGCACTACAAAGATTTGTCCAAGTTCATAAGCCCCCGCAAGGGGCGCTTTACGCCGGAGGACAAACGCAACAAAGGCGATAAGGTGATGAACGACATCATCAACAGCCGTGCGACGCAGGCCCATAAGAAAGCCCGATCCGGGATGTTCAACGGCCTCATGTCGCCTAGCTCCCCTTGGCTGACCCTAGGGACGGACGACGACTCCCTCTCCGAATTTGGTCCTGCCCGCGACTGGTTTTGGATGGTGCAAGAGGAGATGCTGAAGCTATTCGCTCGGTCTAACCTGTACCAAGCCGCCCCCATGCTTCTCGGGGAGGAGCTTTTGTTCGCTACGGGCTGCATGTCGCAGGAGGACGATCCGCTCACCTTCTCGCACTTTAAGACGCATACGGCGGGCAGCTATGTGATGGCCCAGAACCACAAGCAAGAAGTCAACACCGTCGGGCTTGAGTTCTCCATGACAGTTACGCAGATTATCGAGAAGTTCGCCAAGTCGCGGGGGGAGATCGGCACGCACATAAGCGAGCAGGTCCGCAACTTCTACTCCAAGGGAGACTACCACGTGTGGGTGCCCATCACGCAGTACGTTGCGCCAAACAACGGCTTCATCGACGGGAGCCGCCGCCCCACCCAGCGCGAGTTCAAATCTGTATACTACGAACCCGGCGACAACCGGGATATGTTCTTGTCCGAGAAGGGCTACGACGAATTCCCCTTCTACTGCCCCCGCTGGGAGACCACAGGCGAGGACGTGTACGGAACGGACTGCCCCGCAATGACGGCCCTTGGCGATATTCGCCAGCTTCAGCTTGAAGAGAAGCGCAAGGCTCAGGGGCTTGATAAGATGGTAACTCCGGTCATGCAGGGGCCTGCCGCGCTCCGCAATGTCCCTTTCCACAATCTGCCCGGCCACATGATTACCTTCGACTCCTCGGGGGACGGCAAAGGCGTTCGGCCCGCGTATGATGTCAACCTGCCGCTGCAAGAGCTTGGTATGGATATCGAGCGCATCGAGCACCGGATCAACGAAGCATTCCACACCGATCTGTTTCTGGCGATCACAGAAATGCAGGGCATCCAGCCCCGCAACCAACTGGAGCTTACGCATCGCAATCAGGAGCGCCTCACCCAGCTTGGGCCGGTCTTGGAGCGCCAGTTCCATGATTGGCTGGATCGCATGGTGAGCCGCAGCTTCAATATGATGGTGCGCCAGAAGCTCGTCCCGCCCGCGCCTGACGTGCTAGCCGGACGCCCGCTCCGGGCCAACTACGTGTCTACTCTTGCGGTGGCCCAGCAGTCCGTCGCTACCGGCAATATGGATCGCTTCTTTGCGGTCGTGGGCGGGCTTGCTCAGACCCCCGGCTTTGAGGGAGCTTCCGACAAGGTTGACAGCGATCAGGCCGTGGATGAGTACGCCAAGCGCATCGGCGTGCCTCCTCGCATCATCGTGTCCGATGACGAAGTTGCCAAACGCCGCGCCGCAGAAGCGAAGGCGATGGAACAGCAGAACATGCTGGATCAAGGGCAGCAGCTTGCGGACATGGCTAAGTCGGCGGGCGGCATTGACCTCGGCAACGACTCTGTTGCGTCCCGCACGGCCCAAAGCTTGACGGGGGGCTAGGTGATGGCTGAAGAAGAATTAGACCCTCTTGAGGCGCTGGAACTGGACGAGCGCCTTAAGCAAATTCAGGCAGAGGGCCAAAAAGCTCTTGTGCTTGGGTTCCTGAATACTAAGGACGGCAGAGCTTTCTGCTATACGATGCTGGAGCTTACCGGGCTAAACGCCAAGATATTCAGCACCGACCACGCTCAGATGGCATACTTCGAGGGGCGCAGAGAGGTGGGCTTAGACCTGCAAGAAATACTCTTTACACATGGGGCTAATCTCTATAGCCTTATGCAGACTGAGGCGACAGAGCGGATGCACTATCAAACTGAACAAGCGAAATTGAGGGAAAAGTAATATCATGGTTGATGCAGTAGAAAACGAAGGCACTGAAGGCACCGAAGGCGAAGAGGTCTCACGTGAGACCACGGCGCTCGGCGCGGCAGCGGTTGAAGGCGAAGAAACGAAAGTTGAGGTCGAGGGCGACGCCAAGGCCGAAGGCGAAGAAGGCGAAGAAGAGGATGAAGAGGTTCCTGAAGAGTACGAGAACTTCACCCTCCCTGAAGGCGTCGAAGTCGATGAGGCCGAGCTTGGCAACTTCAAGGACCTCGCCAAGGACTTGAAGCTCACCCAGACCGCCGCGCAGAAAATTGTAGACTACGAGGCGGCTCGGATGGAGAAGCTTACGCAGGACTTCGCCGCCTCTCACCAGCGCCAGTGGGCTGAAACTATCTCCAAGTGGGGGACCGACTCCAAGGGCGACGAAGAATTCGGAGGGCAGAAATACAAGGCATCTCTCGCCGTGGCAAATCGCGCCATGGAAGAGTACGGCACCCCGGAACTCCGTGAACTCATGGATACCTACGGCGTCGGCAACCACCCTGAAATGATCCGGTTCATGTACCGGGCGGGGGTGGCTCTCGGAGAGGATAGCGTTGGCGGCGGTGCCGGTGGCGCAGGCGGCGACGTTCCTCTGGAAGACAAAATCTACGGTAAAACAGCTTAAAAGGAGCTTTGACCATGGCTACCCTCGCAGACACACATCCTACCCTGCTCGATCTCGCGCAGCGTAAAGAGCCGGACGGCTCCATCGCTGGCATTGTCGAGATGCTCAACGAGACGAATGAAATCCTCCCCGATATGGTGTGGAAGGAAGGCAATCTCGAAACCGGCCATCGCTCGACCATCCGCGTCGGCTTGCCCACTCCCACGTGGCGCAAAATGTACGGCGGCGTTCAGCCCACGAAATCCCGCACGGCGCAGATTACCGACACCACGGGTATGCTCGAAGCATACGCCGAAGTCGATAAGGCTCTTGCGGACCTGAACGGCAATACCAATGCTTTCCGCATGTCCGAGGATCGCCCTCACATCGAAGGCATGAATCAGGAAATTGCCGACACGCTGTTCCTCGGCAACGAAACGACCGAGCCGGAAGCCTTCACGGGCTTTGCGCCGCGCTTCAATGATCTCTCGGCTGAAAACGCTGATAACATCATCGATGCTGGCGGGACCGGATCGGACAACGGGAGCATCTGGCTGGTGATCTGGGGACCCAACACCTGTCACGGTATCGTTCCCAAGGGGTCGATTGCGGGCCTTCAGGTCAACGACCTCAAAGAAGTTACCGTCGAGAACATCGACGGCAGCAACGGTCGTATGCAGGCGTATCGGACGCACTATCGCTGGGATGCGGGCCTTACGGTTCGCGATTGGCGCTATGTCGTTCGCATCTGCAACATAGACAAATCGCTCCTGTCGCTGATCTACACCGCAGGCGCTTTCGCCTCCGGTGCTCACCTCCCCAATCTGTTGTTTCAGGCGATGGAGACCGTCCCCTCCTTGGCGGTGGGTCGCGCAGCGTTCTATATGTCCCGTTCCATGCGCACGTCCATTCGGCAACAGACCGAAGTGGCCACGCAGGGGTCCACCCTTTCCTCCGAAAATGTCGGCGGCAAGATCATCACCAGCTTCCACGGCATCCCGCTGCGCCGTGTCGACGTTCTCGCGGCTGACGAAGCGCGGGTGGTCTAAGCAGACCGCCTAGCGTAGGCTACCCACGACCCTTTCAATTTAGGATCAGGAGAAAACAAATGATCTTGGACGAACGCAACGAATTCGCTGATGCCACAGCGCTCGACACCTCTGGCACCAACACCGATCTTCTCGGTGATGTTATTGACCTCGGCGTGGCTCGGGATATCGGCGTGGGGCGTATGCTCTACCTCGTTATTCAGGTCACAACGGCAGTCACCTCTGCGGGCGCGGCCACAGTACAGTTTGTCCTGGCCTCGGATGCGGCGGCGGCTATCGCAACGGACGGCTCGGCTTCCGAGCACGTCGCGACGGCGCTGGTGCCCAAAGCCACACTGGTTGCGGGCTATCAGATGGCCCTCCCGGTGCCGATTGCCTCTCCCGCGTATGAGCGGTATCTCGGCGTGCTGACCAAGACCGGCACGGCTGCGCTTACGGCGGGGGCGGTCAACGCTTTCCTGACGTATGACGTTCCCGCGAACGTGCCTTACGCCGACGCGGTGAACTAGACACCGCTTACGAAGCTCAGGGGCGGCTCTCGGGTCGCCCCTTTTTCGCTACCCCCTTTAAATTGATGATGAATACGGAGAGCAACAAATGCAGATCAAATTAGCAAGAGCGTGGTTCTGCCCCGAAGGGCACCGGCTGCGTAAGGACCTCATCCACGAAGTTCCCGATGAATGGTTCGAGAAGCTGCCCCAAGGGGCAGAGGTCGTCGAAGAACCCGCTGATACCGATATCGAGGACCCTCGGGTGGTCTCACGTGAGACCAAGGGTAGCCCCGGCACTTCGGAAGCTTCCGAAGCTTTCCGCAAAGCTCTCCAGAGCGAGGACGGCGGCGAAATCATCGTCACGGGGGATGAAGAGTCCGCCGCGCACGCTGCACAAGAAGCCGCCGCAGCAGCAGAAGCAAAATCGAAGCCCGTCCGTAAGCCCCGGAAGAAAAGCCGCTAAAGGAGCCTGAGCGATGGCCACCACAAGCAAAACTCAGATCGCCAACATGGCTCTGTCCCACCTGCACGCGAGTGATCGGATAGAGAACATAGAGACCGATACGAGCGCCGAAGGCAAAGAAGCAAATATCTGGTATGACCAGTGCCGCCAGCAAGCACTGGAGGCTGTCAACTGGGATTTTGCTCGCAAGCGTGTGGTGATGGCTGCGCACGGGGACGCAGCGCCTACCTACGACTGGAGCTATCGGTATATCTGGCCTGCCGATTGCATCGCACCGCGTTTCATCGAAAACCCCGCAGGATCGGATGAGGACGCGGTGCCCTTCACCGTCGAGTATTCCAGCAACGGGACCAAGAGCGTCCTGTGCGATTTGCAGGCCGCTACGCTGGTATACACACGCGACCAAGAAAACACAGGGCTGTTCACGCCCATGTTCAACCTCGCTATCTCCTACTTGCTCGCGCACTATCTGGCGGGGCCTTTGACCGGCAAAGCCGACATCAAGGTAAGCATGATGAAGGCGTATGTTGATACGCTTTGGCAGGCTTCTGCCTCGGAAGGCAACCAGACAGTGAAGCGCGCACCAAGAGAGTCTGAATTCATAAGGGGGCGATAAATGCCTAGCTTCATCCTGCCTTCATTCGCTAAGGGCGTTCTCTCCCCCAATTTGCATGGGCGGGTAGACACGGCTCTTTATCACGTGGGGCTGCGTGATGCGCGAAATGCTGTCATCCATGATTTCGGCGGAGTGAGCAATCGCGGCGGTCTGGAATTCGTTGCCCCGGTAGCTGACCACACCGTAGACGGGCGTTTGATTGATTTCAAATTCAAGACGACGGATCGCTACCTTCTGGAGTTCGGCAACCAGATAATCCGCTTCATCCGCGAAGATAACCACGTCATCGAGACGGCTACGCAGGTCAGCATAACGGGGGTGACGCAAGCCAGCCCCGCAGTCGTAACAGCGGCCTCGCATACCTTCGTTGATGGGGATGAGGTATACATAGCTAGCGTTGCGGGGATGACGGAGCTTAACGGTCGCCGCTTCATCGTCGCCAACAAGACTTCCGCCACCTTTGAACTCACCAGCCCTTTCTTTGCTACAAACGTAGACAGCACCGGGTTCGCGGCATATTCCAGCGGCGGGGCTGCTACAGAGATTTATGAAGTTGCGTCGCCCTATCTGGAGGCAGAGCTACCGGATATCAATTACGTGCAGTCCGCAGACGTAATGACGCTCACTCACGTAAACCATGAACCTCGGGAGCTTACTCGCACGGGCCACGACTCATGGACGCTCAGCGTTATCACCTTTGAGCCGGATCAGGCCAGCCCCGGAAGTCTGTCTGCGGCCCAGAACGGCACAACCGGGTCAGCCGTGTATCGCTACCAGATCACGGCGATTAATACCGAGACGCTCGAAGAGAGCTTGCCCGCCCTTAATGCGACGGCGGAGACAATAACAGCTATCACCAGCGCCGACCCTCCCGTGGTCACTATTGCTGGACATCCGTATGTAGACCTCGACGAAGTTCATATCTCGGGCGTGGCAGGGATGACGGAGCTTAACGGGAGGCGCTTCAAGGTAGCTAACGCCGCCACGAACACGTTTGAACTCAAGGATGAAGTGGCTTCAGGTTACACCGCGTATTCCAGCGGGGGCACTTCCCGGCGAACTTTTGTTGAGATTACCAATGGCAACGCTTCCCTGTCCGCGACCAATTATGCTGATGTATCTTTTGCCGAAGTGGCCGGGGCGGATCGCTTCATCGCGTACAAGCTGGATAATGGTATCTTTGGTAAGCTGGGCGAGACGGAGGTGCTTGCGTACATCGATAGCGGGCAAACTCGCGACCTCGACGTGTCGCCGCCCAAGTACCGCGACGGGTTCCGTTCTGTGGACGATTACCCCGGTGCGCCGGGCTATTACGAGCAGCGCCGGGTACTCGGTGGCACAAATGAGCGCCCTGATACCTCTGTGTATACCCAGACGGGCAACCAATCTAATCTGACCGTCTCCACGCCTACAAAAGCTGATGACGCCATAACAGCTACATTGTTCTCGCAGGAGGTCAATCAGATACGTCACTACGTGGCCCTGAATGATCTTCTGGCGCTTACGAGCGGCGAGGAATGGAAGGTGAGCGGCAGTGATGATAGCGGCTTCACTGCCCAGACCCTCAAGCAGAAACCGCAATCTCGCTGGGGGGCTAGTCGTAGGCGTCCTCTCGTGATCGGAAACACCGTGCTGTTCGTTCAGGAAAACGAACGCATGATACGATCTATCGGGTACTCTTTGAACATCGACGGGTACTCTGGCACCAATCTTACACTCCCGGCGAACCACATCTTCAGGGATCACGATATTAAGGAATGGGCCTATTCTAGCTCGCCTGACCCAGTGGTATATATCGTGCGCAGCGACGGCACCACCGCAGCCTTTACCTTCAATCAGGAGCAAGAGGTCACTGCGTGGGCTACGGGGGATACTCCCGGCCCCGGTCGCTTCATCTCGGTGGCTACTTCGCGCCCGCTGGCTGCGGACAGAGAAGACGTGCCCTACTATATCGTCAAGCGCGTCATCAATGGCGCAACGGTGCGCTACATCGAGAAGGGCAGAGCACGCCGCTTCGAGGAGGTGCAGGACTGCTTCTTCGTTGATTGCGGGCGCTCGCTTGACAGCCCGGTAACGGTCACAGGCGTAACTGTAGCCAGCCCCGCAGTTGTGTCCGCCCCGTCTCATGGGTTCTCGAATGCAGACGAAGTGGACTTCAACGGGATAACGTGGATTGCGGACGTGGACTCTAGCGGCACGGAAACGCAGCCCGCCCAGCTAAACGGGGGGCGCTATACCGTGGCCAACGTCACTACGCACACGTTTGAATTGGAGGACGAGGACGGCAGCGCGGTAGACAGTAGCGCCTACAATGCGTACTTCGAAGGTGGGCAAGTGCGAAAAGCCGTGCTGTCGGTTGAAGGGTTCCACCACGCCGTAGGGGAAACTCTCGTCGGCCTGTGCGATGGCAATGTTATAGGGAGTCTGGTAGTCGCGGCTGACGGGTCTATTACTTTCCCTAGAAAATTTAGCCGGGCGCATGTTGGCATGGGCTACGTCACGGATATCGAGACCCTCAACCTCGCTCTCGTTGGGGGCAGAAGTAACAGCGGGACCTTGCAGGGTGTGCGGAAGCATATCCCTAGGGTCACGGTGCGCTTTGACAGGTCCCGAGGTATGCTGGTAGGCCCCAACAAGGCTAGCCTGACTGAGGTTAAGCAACGGGACTCAGAGGTTATGGGTGCTCCTACGAGTCTACTCACGGGCGACAAGGAACTCCCTATTCCTTCGGATTGGAATACGAACGGGCGCATCTTGATAAGGCAACGTGACCCGCTGCCTATGACTATTCTCGCGATCATTCCGCACGATGTGGAGATTGAAAAATGAGCGGATACGAGGTAGTTCCCGCCACGGATGAGTTAATGCGCGAAGTTGCGGATAACATGCGCCAGCCGGACGTGGATGAAGTATGGGCTATGAGCAGGGCGCTGCCTTTCGAGGCTCTTCGGCTGTCCTCTATGGTCTCACGTGAGACCATGGTAGGTCGCGCTGACGGCGTTGCTCATTGCGTCTTCGGCATCGGCGCGGCCAGTCCCTTCAGCCTGACAGGCGCTCCGTGGATGCTGTCCGCTGACTCCATAGACGGGTACACGCGCCAACTCATACGGGGCAGCAGGGAGTACCTACAGGGCTTTGAGGGGGAGTTTGACGCGCTGGAGAACTTCGTTGACGTGCGCAACGATAAGGCTGTACAATGGCTGCGCTGGCTGGGGTTTGAAATACACGACCCCCAGCCCTACGGGATTGACAAGATCGCTTTTCATAAATTTACGATGAGCTTTAGCTAATGTGTGAACCTACCACAATCATAATGGGCATCGGCGTTGCAATGTCTCTAGTGGGGGCAATGCAAGCCAATGCTGCGGCGAAAGATGAAGCTTCGTATCAGGCTGATGTAGCCGGTGTGAATGCAACTATCGCGCAGCGCAATGCGACGGATGCGATAAAGCGCGGCGAGGCTGAAGCCAAGACCATTGCCCAGAAAAGGGCGCAGATGGTCGGCGCGCAAAAGACCTCTGCGGCAGCTAATGGCGTCCTGATTTCGGGGGACGACAGCATTGGGGACCTGATAGCGGACACTGGCGAAGCTGGGGCGCTCGACGAAGAGACAGCGCGCAATAACGCGGAGCGTGAAGCGCTAGCCCATCGAACGCAGGGCATGAACTACGAAGCACAAGGCCAGCTTGCTAGCATGAAGGGCGCTGCGGTGAGCAACCTTGGTGCTTTCGGCACGGCGCTGGGTGGCGCGGGTAAGACGTATCAAACTGGCGTGGCGAACGGCGTATTTTAAGGGCATAACAAATTGGGTCTCACGTGAGACCAAGGAGCATATAAGAAATGGCAACTATCCCCGCAGCGGCCCCCACGGTGAAGCAGTCCGGCGTAACCGGCCAGTTCGTCAACCCCGGCTCGACTGCCGGGGCTTTTGGCGCGGAGAACGGCAAGGCCCTGCAAGTCGCGGGCAACGAGGCTCAGGACGCCGCAGCCGAGAGGTTCAAGGTCGATCAGTCCCGAAAAGCTGCTGAGCATCGCATCAAGCTGCGCGAAGATGATGTCTCTCGCGCAGTCTATTCCACGTCTTTTGGCGACGAAGCCCAGAACCTTTACACCGACTTTGAGAAGAACGGAGCGGACGCGCAGGGCAATCCCATTCCGCCAAGCGCCCGCCTTCAGTCGTACAAAGAGAAGCTCAAAGAACTCGCGGAGCGGAGGGGGGGTGAGTCTCAGTTCCAGACCGAGGAGAAACGGCTTACGTTTCTTCGGGACTTGGAGCTAAAGTCGCGGGAGTTCGGTACTCGCGCCGGGGCCTACGCGCAGGAGGAGTCGGGCAGGCTTCTGGATGGCATGGCGAGTAAAGAGGTGGCCAAAGGCGTAGGCATCGTCGCTAATGATCCCTCGCAGGTTGATAACGTGATCGATCAGGTGGGGCGGTATTATGACGGCAACGTGTCGGAGCATAAGTCTCCGGGGCAGTTCCGTATTGATCGGCGGGCGGCGGTATCTCAGATCGCGGAGACTGCTATATCTGGCTATATCTCTTCGATGCGCCCGCAGGCAGCGAGGGAGCTTATCTTGCGTCCTGAAATCCAGACGGCGCTGACTCCCAGCGCTATCCGCAAATACAACGTCGAGTTGTCGCGGGTTGAGTCGGCTAAAGCTATGAAAGACGCGGACCTAGCGCAGAAGGTGAGCGTTATCAGGTCTCTCGGGTTCACAGGCGAAAAAGCAGCAGCGATGGCGCTCGGTATCACTATTCCGGGGCAGACCAAGGTTGAGGAACTCGCTTCGATCAATGAGCACCTCTCCGCCACCGGGCAGACCGCGCTTACTGAGGAGCAGACCACCAAGTTTCTTGGGGCGTATGTGACTCCTCCAAAGGGCGTTACATTGGGGGCAAATCAAGTCGCGACTGACGCCAAAGGAAAGGTCATTGCTCGGGGTCCCACGAATGCGCCCGTCCCCTTCGTCGTGGGCGAGGACCAGACTGCTTATGACGCGAAGGGCAAGGAACTTAAAGCCGGGGAGAATGGGGCCGTCCAAATTCCCTCGGGCGGATATGTGACGGAGGCGGGATCGCCGCAGCCGGTGTATTCTAATGTTCCGATCCCTGAGCAACACGCCCTGCCTGAAGGCGGAAAAATAGTGGATAACAACGGGGTGGTGATCGCAGAAAACCCCAAAGCAGCCCCCAACCCCTACGGCACCAACACTGCCGCCATCCAAATGCAAAATATGGTAGGTATGGTGGACGGCATCCTGCAAAGCGCCACAGTTGATCGCGGCTCCTTGCAGACGTTTATCAACCTTGCCGCAGCTTACTCGCAGACGGTTGACGCTGTAACGAAGCGCACTTTCGAGCTTCCGGCCAGTGTGTCTCAAGCGCTGCGGCACATAGGCATCAATCCGCGTGATCTTCAGAACTACCGGGGGGAGCAGCAGCTTGCAGAATTCGATAAGAAGTTCCCTATCCCGACCGGCGATACGGGTGATTTCTCCGTTGGCGGCGGCGTAAGCGGTACTATATCCGGCGAGGTCTCACGTGAGACCACAGCGCCCGCAGCTTCCGAAGAAGCAGCGCCCGCAGCTTCCGAAGGTCCGGTAATTGAGGAGACGCCCCAAGCCTCCGGCGAGGCCGAAGCAGTCATGCAGGACATCGACGCTACTATTGGCCCCGCGCTCGAAGCTATTGAGTCCGTGGGCGACGGAGACCCGGAAAATCCGGTGAACGCTGCGCCCATGCTGGAGGCGCTTGAGGACTCAGGCATCAAAATGTACGAGCTTGCCGATAAGGTCAGCGGGCCGTGGAATTCCTTCATCGGCGGGGCCTCTAAGATTGCAGGCGTCGGCGAAGCGCTGAAGTCCCGCGAGCAGGCTTCTATCGTCCGCGCCCGGAGCATGTTCAAAAGCTTGAAACCCCTGATCGTTAATTCGCTCAATCAAGGGACTGATTTCCGCAACACGGAGGGCTACCGCAAAGACCTGTTCAAGCGGCTTGAGTCCCTCGACCCCGGCCTCATCACCAGTTCAACCACCATGAAGGTTGAGATTGCTACGATCTCCGAACTCTTGTCTGCTATCAAGACCGCTAATGAAGAGGCGCTTGACGCGGAAGGCCGGGTATCCAAGAAAGAGGTGCAGTCTCTTCTGGATCAGAATGCGCAGATCGATAAGGTGCAAGGGTTCTTGGGCGCGCCCCCCATCCTTCGCACGAAAGAAACCGCCAAGGCAGCTTTTGAGGCCGGGGAACTCGCCGGTAAAAAAGTGGTGATATATCGCGGGCTGGAAATGCCGGTGCTAAATTCGCAAGAAGAAGCCGAAGCATGGTTCGCGGAAAACCAGCCCGGCCCCGGAACTGCGGTAATGTATAGGGGCGAGGAGCTTATAACTGGACCCGGAGCGAATTAGATGGCCGAGATTAAAGTTACTGAAGGCAATCCGGGTTCGGACGCCCGCCCGAGTTTTCTGGTATCGCCCGAGGATAAACAAGCCCCGGCTGAAGCACCCGCTGAAGCCCCGGCTGAAGTACGTTCTGGCGGCGAGAAATCTTTCACTTCGGGCGCTATCCGTCGCTCTGCAACAAGGACCTCGCAATCTCTTGGGGAGAATCCCCTTGGAGGCGGCGAGGACCCGTCAACCATACCCACTTTTCTTGAGCCAGCGCCCGAGCGCCCGGACGGAGCGCAGGACAAGGTAGAGACAGTGGTAAAGGGCGCAGCTAAAGGCTTCGTCGGCGGGGCCGTCCGTAATTCAGGGCTGCTGCCCGGAGCTATGATCGGGGCTACCATGGGCGCACCCGGTGGCCCTATCGGGGCAGGCATCGGCGCGGCTATCGGCCTCGGCGCGGGCTATTACTACGGGGATAAAGCGGCTGACGCACTGGGGGACATGGGCTTTGCGGCGGACCCCGAAGACGCCAAAAACAACATAGAGAAGTCTGCTATAATCGCGGGCGAGTCCCTCGGCAGCACTCTTACGCTTGCTGGCCAAGTCCGCTCTGTAGCTAAGACTGCTATGCGTCTCCCCGAAACTGCGGTGGGGCGAAAGATTAACGAAATCCTCAACTCTGCTCGCGACCGGCCCTTTCGGTACGGGGCGGCAGAAACTTCTGCCGGTACTTCTGCTGCTGTAGCGGAGGGGACCTACAACGCATATGATCCCGACAATCCTCTTGCCCGCGCAGGGGCGGGGATCGCGGCAGGCGTGCTCAACCCGGTGCGCCTTTCTATTGCGTGGTCCGGCAAGGTTGTGAATAAGCTCAGCCGCTTGACTATGGCTTTTAATCCACGCGCTCGCGAGACCATCGCAGGCAGGGCGCTTACGGACTACATGGAAGCCACTGGGGGCGACGCGGAGACGTTCATTCAAGCGCTGAAAGATACTGACGCGCTCATGGCTTCTGTTCCGGGGTTCAAGGCCACGGCGGCGCAGACATCTGGCTCTCCCGCTCTCGCGAAGCTAGAGGCTGAGCTTGGAAACCACGATGGCGCTTTCAATATCGACGCGAAGAAAATGGCTGAAGACTCCCTCGCGGCTCTCGGCAATGCGGTAGCGCTGCTCAAGCAGACAGGGGACCCCGAAGCATTGAAGATGGTTGCGGAACTGCGACGGGATCGCTACGCCTTTGCCCTTGAGCGGCTGGAGCGTGCGGCGGGAAGGGAAGCGGAGGAGGCAGCTAAATCCCTCTCTCAGGGAGCTACACTAAAGGAACGCGCCGGTCTATCGGTGAAGGTAGCGCAGATATACGGGCGTTCGCTGGAACGGGCTAGAGCGGTAGAGGCCGAACTCTGGGGGAAAGCCTTCCCCGAGCCTCTCGCCCCGGCGAAGATACGCTCTTCGTATCAGACTTTGAGCCGCATTACCGGCGAGCTTGCGGCGGCGGATAAAGCCCCCGACTTCATCACGAAGCAGGTAGCTGCGATGAAGCGTGCGGCGCGTATTCTGCATCGCAGCCAAAGCGGGCACAAAGAATTTTACGAAGAAGACGGCACCGCCGTAAAGCTGACAAAGACAGTCCTGAAGCAGGCTGGGCGGATCACGTCCGTTGGCGAGCTTCAGCGTTTCCGCAGCGCCTTGCTCACTAAGGCGCGGGGGCTGGCTCGCTCTACGGATGAGTCTGCGGACCAGACCGCACGCCAGTACGGGCTTATGGCTGACGCAGTGCTTAATGACATGGTGGCCAGCGGCGCGGCTACGGTGATGACGGCGCGGGGTCGCAGAGGCGCGGGCGGCAAGTTTGTGCATGAAGACGCGATGACGGCTTTTGACGAAGCGCGGGATTTCACAAGGTCAGTAAGCGAAGCCTTTACCCGGAGCTTCGCGGGGAAGATCGAACAGCAGGGCGCATTCGGCCACACCATCCCGCCCGAAGTATTGCTGAAACGGGCGTTTGCTACCGGGGATGAGCAGGGCGCTTACCAACTCGAAGAACTTATGCAGGTCGCGGATCACCTGCCTACGCGGGTGCTTAACAACCCCTTCGCGAACGCTCTGGCTACGGAGGACGCGGCGCTTATGCTGTCGGCTCAGCAGCGGCTTCTCCGCATCATGGCGAGCCAGAGCGTCGAGGACGTGATGGGGCTTAACGGCGTAGCTGTTACGAGGCTCACGCGAAAAGCTGCCCAGAGGTTTCAGGAGAAAGCCGGAGCCTTACTGGACAATCCTGCCTTTGCTGAAGTAAGGGAACAACTAGCGGAAGCCGTGGCGTCCGACGAAAAGTTCGCCATATGGGCCGCGCGGATTTCCAAAGACCGCGCCACTTACCTCGGACCCAAAAGCACGATAGCGGACGTGCTGAAGACGGAGAGTGTGCCGGATGTTATCCGGGGGGCGCTCGGGTCCCGCACGCCGGTAGAAAATCTTGGGCGGCTGCTCAAAATCGCCAGAACGGGTATTCAGGACAAGATCACCCCAGAGGAATCTACGCAAGGCTTCACTGCGGCCATATGGGATAACATCTTGGCCCGTGCCCAGATGCCTGATGGAGGCTACTCCCTCGCTGAGATCGTGGATGGTTTCTACAAGCCTATGCGCCCCGGCCTTCCCAGCATGAGCGAGTGGATGGCTAAAGAAGGGCTGATGCCCCCGGACGTAGCGAAGAGCATGGACGAAGCGCTGGACGCCGCCTCCAAAATCGTGAATGCAGCGGAGACCGCCGCCACCGGGGGAGATCTTCCGGTGGATCACGTATCCCTGCTTGCCACAGTCATCATCCGGGGTAGCTCCGCCGCCCTTGGTCGCGCCGCGCTGCACCAAGTCAGCGGCGGCTCTTCCACCGGACCCTCGCTTATCGTGTCTGCGGCAGCGGCAAGGGCGGGCGAGAACCTGCTTCGCAAGCTCCCCCTGAAAGGCGTCAAGCGCCTGATGATGGACGCATTGAAAGGGGAGCCGCTAAAGCCGGGAGGCCCCCGCTGGTCCCTCCTTGAGCATCTTGCAGATAAGGGAGGTGCTTCTTCCACCCGCGACGCTCAGGTATTCCAGCTTCATGCCTACCTTTGGACTGCGGGATATCTTGGGGTTGCGGATCAGTACGATTTAGGTGTAGACTCAGCGGACAACCCGCTCCCACCCAAGCCTGCGGCTCCCTTGTCGCCGGAAGAGACGCTGGAGCTTGACACGCCCGAGTTTTTGCAACTCCCGACCAGATAAACGAACTTCACCAAGTCTGGTCTCACGTGAGACCAAGGAGATAAAGAGCGATGGTTGTACAAACCGCCACAGTAAAGATCACCGGAAACGGAAACGGATCAGGAACCGCGTTCTCCATGTCCCCGGTAGTGGTCTACAAAGCCGCCGAAATAACGGTAACTCATGTGTCTGCGACAGGCGTTGAGACCGTCCTCGCGGAAGGAACCGGCCCAGCAGCTTTTGCGATAGTCATTTCCGCCTACCCCGGCGTGCCCTCGGTCACGTACCCGGAGGATGAAGTCGTCCCCATGCCCAACGGGGAAAAGATTGTGATGAAGCGCATTCTTGTGCTGGAGCAACAGACCGACCTGAAAAATCAGGGCGGATATTTTCCTGACGTGCAAGAAACCCAGTTTGACAAACTGGCGATGATCGACATTCAGCAGCAAGAAGTGCTGGATCGTTCAATGACGTGGCCCCTCTCGTACACAGGGAGCGTCCCGGCTGCTCTACCCACGCCCGCGAGCAACGCAAGCAGGTTTCTCAGAATCAACGCAGCCGGGACCGCCCTTGAATGGGCCTCCACTACTGCGGGATTGGCGGTAGCAGGGTCCGCGACGCCCGCCGCAGTAAACTTGTCATCGGCGGTGGTAGGCACCTCCGACGATTACGCACGGGAGGACCACGCGCACCTCCTGCCTACTGTATCAGTGGCTAAAGGAGGCACGGGGTCTGTTTCAGCCTCGGCAGCCCGCACCGCGCTCGGCGTCGCTATAGGATCAGATGTTGAGGCTTTCGACGCGGCTGCGGCAAAGCTCGACACAAAGCAGCCGTGGACGAACCAGCAGTATTACACGCCGAAGACCGACGACGCTCAGGCGGCGGGCGCTCTAACCGTGGACTTCGATGCGGCTGGCGCGTACCGGGAGATCACGCTGACGGCTGCTGTCACGACGATGACCCTCAACAACATGGAGCCGGGCGGCGTCTACCGTATTCGCTTCACCGGGGCGTTCACCATTACCGGGTGGGCGGCAGATGTCGTGAATGATTTCACATGGCCGCTCGATACGGAGCATGTTTTTGGTGTCACCGAATACACCGAAGTCACGATCATGGCGGGCA